TAATGTCGTTGCGTCGGTTGACTGTTACCTGTCCGCTAATAATGTCACACGTGATACCAGACTTAGTCAGATGATTCTTAAGTAACTGAATCGTATGCGTGAATGGCACAAACACCAGCACCTTGTGGCTGGCTTCTTCAATGACTTCCTGAATGACGTTAAGGCGGTTGGACACATCGAACTCAATGACTTCTTTAGTATCCGAATACACCGCGCCACCAGATATTTGCATCAGCTTGTTTAGTTGCACCGCAGCATTGACTGACGTAACTTCTTCACCCCCTGCTTGTATGACCATTAACTGCTTAAGTGTTTTGTAATACTTCTCTTGCTGCGCGGTGAGTGGTGCTTCACGCTCAACATACGTAACATCTGGCAGGTCAAGACACTGCGCTTTCTCAAACCGAATCGCAGGTTGTAATGCGTTGTGCACTGTTGTGTCTGCGTCTTTCCGAGGCACCCATCTGAATTGCCCGAGCTTGTCCATAACCTTGTCGCGGAACTGCCCGTAGAACTTAGGGATACCATCGGGGTTAATTAGTTTAGCCAGACCAAACGCATCGACAGGGGACTGAGCAGCAGGTGTACCCGTCAGCATCCACAGCCACTTATCGGTGGTCATCAAAGACTTTAATGTTTTCCAGCGGTTAGTCTGTACGTTCTTATAGGCAGAGGCTTCATCGACAACGATCAAGTCAAACCCACCGTTGGCTACCTCGTCCTTGATGATCTCTAACCCATCAAAGTTCACGACGACAAACTCAGCCCCTGCTTGGATAACCTTGATGCGCTGCTCACGCTTGCCGTACGCTATGTCGCAGCTACGATGCACGGCGAACTTGAACAGGTCTTGCTGCCATGCGGATTTCATAATAGACAGAGGGCAGATAATCAGCACGCGGCGAATGACGCCTAGCTTCATCAGATAGTCAGCCGCCCAGATTACAGCCGCCGTCTTACCTGTGCCTTGCTCGTTGAAACAGAATGCACGTTTACGCAGGGTCAAGAACGCAGCGGTTTCTTTCTGGTGCGTAAACGGTTTGTGTTGCCCCGGCCAGTTGTAGTCACGGTCAATCGTCGATGGCACACCCTTGATCTTGAGGTTGGTTAGTGCCTGTACTTCTTTGAGCCCGAAATAAACAGCAACGTCATGCAGCCCATCAGGGAGCCTTCCGATCACTTTGCTTTTCGTAATTGCTTCTGTGACCAAATGTGGCCTCCTAGTGCGAATGACGATGAGTTTGTTATCTACGATTTGCATTATTTTTTCGGCGCATTCTTCTTAACAGTATGGTCTGAGTTACGGCTGAACGAACGATTAGCACTGGGCTTCTTGAGCTTCAGATTCGATGGCGCATTCGTACCGCCCTTTGAAAGCGGCACCACATGGTCAATATCTTTCCCGGCGCGTTTAACACCTTTCTTGTCCATTTCATTACGGGCACGTTGCCGTTCCATACGATCCTCATGCTCACCTCGTGCGAGTTGTTGCTCGTACTCTTTCTTATAGGGGCGCTTCTTTGTTACGTAAGGCATGATCTGGTTCCTTCCCTAACATATGTTTGTTTAAGTCATCGCGGCTCAGCCCTAGTTCTTCTGGCGTGGATTGCCACAGTGGTTTGCGTTCCTGCTCGATAAAGCCACGTAGCATCTGGTTAATGCTTGTGGTTATCTCCATAATCATAGCGCCTTTTTCTACCGCTAAGCTTGCGCGAACTTGGTCTACGACTAACCCACGGACTATAGACTCTACTGCGTCGCGTACTCGCTCATTGACACGGTTCTCAAGAATAATCGCTGCGTCTACGGCTTGCTTTTCTTCATCAGTCATCGTTTTCCCCCTCACCGCCCTCAAACGGACTGTGTTCATATTTACCAAACACGGGTACTGTGAGCAGTCCCACCTTTTGAAGGAAGGCGATAAGTACTTGTCGCTCATAGTCCCCTACGATTTCTACTGATATTGCTCCCACTTCAATAGGCGCAGACCATCGCCCTACCATACTGTCTTGCAAAGACACTTTCATCTCGTACCCGCTGGTCTGGCAAGTGCGAAACGTTAGCGTAGCGGAAGTCCAAGTCTTGTCTGCGGAACCTCCAATTTGTATCTCAGCTTCCAAAGCCATAACATCATTGTTGCGGTATACAAACGCAGCGTTCTCTACTTCTAGCTCACTCGGTGATAGCGCCATAGTTATCCTTTTCTATTGTGTGCACAGCTAGTCACAGGGCAGAACTTACATAGCGGCCCTGAGTTCGGGTTCCATACGTTAGTCTTGATTGCTGCTTCAAGCCGAGTAAGCTCAGGCTCCATAGAGTTTAAGTACGACATCTGCATCATGAACTCGTGCTTCTTCTTTACCATCTCGTTGCTAACCACAAACAATAGAGCCGACTTGATCTCCATGATCTTGGGATAGTGCGTAAAGACTGCACCGGCCAGTAGGTCTAGCTGCTTGGTGTCGGCGTACTTGGCATTCTTGCTGGTCTTGTAGTCCACCAGATACGCAGTTTGCTTTTCCTCGTTAATGATGAGCAAGTCGGCTATGCCTCGCCACCAGACATCCTTGGCAAAGAAGTCGCACGGAACGAACTTGCCGTTGCGTTTCGCAATGCCCAACTTAATCTCACAGTGCTTCTCACCCTCGATCTTTTGAAGCGCCTCCAAAACATCTGCCACAAAGCTGAAACGAGGCGGGATTGGCGTTCCATCCTTGATATAGTCCTCCGCCGCCTTATGAAGCTCCTTGCCGTAGACCGTTGCAACCGAGTCCTCATCTTTGAAGTCCTTAAGTATACGTAGGTGGTGATACTTCTTCGGGCACTGATCGAAGGTTTTGATACTGCTGTAAGACCATGCTGGAATCATATTTTGTGCCCATACCGTTTCACGTGCCACGCATCCAATTCTCTGTCCCGATCATCAGGAAAAATGCCGTGCCATCGTTCTATTTTTAAACCATACTCGCGCCCGTTTTTACAACCTTCAAACAACTCTTCCATTGTGGAATAAGACATTGGCCTACGCGCTGCGTAATTGAACTGCTCAATTTGCTGCCGCCCTTGTTGCTGCCCTCGCATAATCCCAGCAGAGTAAGCACTTCGCCATGCTGCAAGCCACACCTCGTACATGAACTCATCATCCGCAGGGAAGTCTTGGCCTTCTGGTAATTTGCTATACGCACGGGATACCCAAGCATGAAAACATGCGTCACACTGACTTAAAGGTTTTGGTTTCTTCATAGCTTCCTCTGGCAGATGAATGCTTGAATCTCTACACGGAATGCACCAGCGAACTTACAATCTGCAGCGATACGGCTCTCCGTGTTGACCACGCCTATCCACATGCCAATCGCAAACAACAGCACGGCTATCATAGACCTAGCCCACCAGTCGTTTATGGTCTGCCATATCTTCTTTACATCTATTGATTCAACTATCACTAACACTCTCCGTAACTTTTTCCATGGCCAGACTCGCAGTTCAACGGCAACTCTAATGCCCAATCAGGTCTCAACTTCATACACAACTCGACGTACTCAACAGCGCGAGTGACTTCGTCTTCAGGGACTATGCAAGCAACAGCATCATGCACCGTCATAACCACCTTGTACTTCTTGGCAATCTTCAGCATCTGGTCACCGATAGCGATCCTAGCTAGGGCTTGGCAGACGTTCTCTGTCACCTTACCGCCGTATATCCTATTCGGTATGGTTGCTTTCCCCCTCTTTGTATCGTACACGGTTTCCGATGATCCGTCATCTTTTTGTACCTGCCGTATGTTGGGGTATTTAAGGTACAATCCGTTAGGCAGAAGGATGCCTTTCGCCCCGTCAACTTTAAGGATGCCGTCACGCCCGAACTCGAATGACTGGTTGTCACGCACATAGTCCAGAGCCTTATTGGCTGTCTTCCAGAACGCCGTAATCTGCGGGTATGTACGCCGGTATGTATCGATGATGCGCTTGCACTCGTCAAGCTCAATATCCACAAGAAAGTTTTTTAGCTGGGCTTGGAACTTAGCCGCACCCATGCCGTAGCCACAACCAAGAATAGTTGTCTTTCCAACAAAACGCTCAGGCTGGGTTATGGCGTGTGTAGACTTGTTGTAGATAGCCGAGGCCATGATCTTGTACACGTCCTCACCTGCTTCGAACGCAGCCACAAGGTCATCCTGCCCCGCCAGCCACGCCAGCGTCCGCGCCTCAATCTGGGAAGAGTCAGCATCAATCATCATGTAACCGGATGGCGCAGTGATGGCAGACTTCAGGGGCGACTTCCGGGGTAGGTTTTGCAGGTTGAGTTTGTCGTCACCACCCCACCGTCCCGTGTGGGCGGCGTAGTAGCGTAGGGGAACTGGCATTGTCCCTCTGGCGGCAATCTCAATGAAGCGTTGGGTGCGGGTCTCCTCCAGCGTAGACTTAACACCTAGCCGCGCAGCAGCAATAGCTTGGATACGTAGGTCTTCATGCTCCAGCAGCGCCTTAAACCCCTCGTCCGTCTTGGAGAAAGCATACGTCTCCTTACCTGTGGTCGGGCTAATCTTCGTGGGAGGTTCCACCCCCATCAGTTTTAACGTAGCCGCCAGCTTATTGTTAGACATCAACTGATCTTTATCCACCAGCGTCAACGCGTCTAATAGTCGCTTCTTCTCTACCTGCACCTCGTGGATATGGTCGAGCAGCATGTTTGCATCTAGCTCCAGCACCGGCTCTGAGAACATACGGATGGTCAGGTCGATCAGCTTAAGCTCAACTTTGCTATACCCCTGCGACAATATCCTGAACAGTTCTAGCGTCAGCTCACAGTCGTTCTTGCAGTACTCACCATACGCAGCTAAGTCTACCGCCGTAAAGTCCGTGCGCCTCTTACCGAGAGCTTGGACGACCTCTGTTCCTTTTTCACCCAGCTTGTAATACGTAGCGAGTGCAGCGAGTGATCCCCCCACCTCAACGGTATGCAGAGCACGCGCCATGCTAAGCGTGTCAAGCCAACCCCGAGGGCGAATGTCAAAACGCCAATTAAGAATAGCGGCATCAAACATAGCGTTATGAGCCAGCACCAGATGCTCGTGAAGGTTGAGCGAATCCAGATACTTCTTGATCTTGTCGTGGGAACCCGATACCCATACTGCATCCTGTCCATCTTCCTTTACCCCCACCCCTATGGTTTCAAATCGTTCATCACGTATGTACTCCTCAGTGGTCATCTTGCTGAGGCTGTACTCTTTGTCGTAGTACGTCTCGAAGTCGAGTGCAATTATTTTCACAGACCAAGCTCTTTCTTAATTTTTTGTACGAACGAAGGTGAAGGGGTAGCGTCAAGTGTTCCTTGTACTGTAGTGTTACCAGTTAAGACAATAGGTTGTATCGAACCGGGTTGGATTGCGTTCTGGTATGGGTTGTAGTTAGTACCCCCACCACCTACTCTTCTACCCTGCGCCATTTGATACGCCCCTACACGCTGCGCAATCACGTCTTCTTCCTGCTCCTCTGCACCTAGTACAGTCTTCAGCACGTAGTCGTCGAATACCTGCCGCGCCCCAGTACAGAACGCTTTGTACAATAGGTCTATCTCTTCTTCCCGCAGCCCACGTAGCCACGCACGGCGCTGCCCATCTTCTTTGTAAGCGAACACAGCATCACGTAGCTGATGCCACTTACCGTATTCTTGTGTTACCTCTTCAGGATTAGACTTAACGCGCTCCAGTAGTATCTTTACCCCTGCGCTAATATCTTCATTCATCACCATTCCCCTCTAGTATTTTTGCCATGACAAACGAATGCAGTGACTTCTTACCTGCTGTCTTAAACTTGTTCCACATCATGTCGCACTCAAAATCATCTAGGATAATAAGCGCGTCTCTGTCACCATCTATCACGCGCTTCTTCACCACAGATAAAAACTGATGCCACTTGCTCGTGCTGTTGAGTGCAAACTCTTCTGGGTGCGACTCCATGCGCTGTACCACCAGCAATACTGCGTCACATGGCACTTGCCTAGCTATTACCTTTTTCGTTGCTGTCATCTGTTAGCTCCTTCAGTATCTGCTCAATCATGTCAAGGTTAGTCTCTCTAGCCACAGCAGCTATGCCTTGCGCCGTACGTATAGCGTTGATCTCTCTGTCTTGTAGCGCAGTGGGTTGCTTGGCTTGGGCCTTGCACTCTATGGCTAAGAACTTGCCTTTGACGCAGCAGATAATGTCAGGCACACCAGAGCGACCGTAGCCGTGCGTAGCTGGAAAGAAATAGTATGCTCCGTATTGCTTAATCAGCTTGACGACTGCGGTCTTAACTTTGCTCTCTGGTGTGGCTGGCATGGTTACCTCGTAGGTGGGTTGATCTCGTTCTTCTCGATAGCGCGGTCAAGATACCACCGTGCTTTCTGCAAATCTTGCAACCCCATGTTAGTGCCTTTCTTACCAGCACGGCAAATATATTTCACGACATTGCCAAGGTGATAGCCGAGCCGCTTCGCTTCAATGAAGTCTATTACCTCAATGCCGCCATCGGTGTAATGCGCAGGGTGATTGACTGGATCAGGCATGATGAACTCGGTCTTATCCGTAATCGATGTGTTCGATGTGACCATGGCAGTTAGCACCATCGGGTTCTCTTGTCTGTGCTGCTTACGAATTTTGTGTCGTGTGTTGTAGATGGATTGCTTTGATGCCTTGAACTTTTCCATAAGTTCCGCTACGGGTGCGTTCGGGTTCTCTTGCATGTACTTGGTCAGCTTTGCTGCTCTAGACTTTCTTCTCATGGTTAGCTCCTAATTTGTGATTGACATACTCTTCCAGCAAACTTCTTATTTCCTTACTGCCATTTGGATAGTTATCGAAGAAATACTTGATAACGTACTCCGGCATACGCACGCTTAGCATCTGCATCGCTGGCTTCGCACGCTTACGCCTTACTACTTCAGTCATTGCGCTTCCCCTTGATAAGGTCGATCATCTCGACATACGCTGCCTTGCTGTGCTCGTGGGTCTTAGCCATGACCATCTCATGCGCAACCTTGTACAGTTCCGACAGCTTACGCAGTGCTGTGGCTGCTTCGTTATCCATTGCGCTTCGTGCGTTGTCGTCCAGATAGTCTGCTAGTTCTTTCAGTGTCGCCATCATTTCGCCTTTGCTAGTGAACCCAGACGTGTGGGCGTGCCCGCGATCATAAGAATGTCAGCCGCCTCTGCTGCTTCCTCGTCAGTCATGTTGTTCAGGTCAATGGTGCGCCCGTCCTGAGTCGCTACCACTTCGATGCTACCCATAACCTCTTTGTTGCATTCAAGAAAATCGATAATGCTTTGTCGTGCTGTGCGTATTTCACTCATCTTCAACTCCCTATCTGTTGGTCTGGTGGTAAGGTTGAATTGTACTCATCCCATGCTTCTTCTAACATCGCCGCTGAAGTCATCAGCATATGAATTAGCGCCTCATGCTTATATTCGTCCAACCCCTCGGCATAGCCCCGCATCCGGTGCGCCATCGTGAAGTACTGTAATTTCCTTGCGTTGTACCTCATGTGTTCTTCTCCTTTAGCTTGGCTTCGATGGCGCGGGCGAATTCTGGTATCGGTAAACGAGTTCCTTCGGTGTTCCACATTGCAGTTATCCAGTGGTCGTTAATATCGTCATCCGTCAGCCCTTGCCATTCTTTTGGCGGGTTGTACTCGTGTTTCACGTAGACCATTAAGTCTGGGTCTGTTGGGTGTGGTTTAAGTGGCACTGTTCTTCTCCTTTAGCTTGGCTTCGATGTATAGGATTAGCTTGAGTGTTGGGATGCGCCCGCTACCTTCTTCTTTGAATTCAATCCAGCGTTCAACGTCCTCGCAGTCCTCATCCGTCAGCCCTTGCCATTCGCGCTGTGGTGGTGCTGTGTAGAGTGCAGTCCACCTTCCGGCATTGCAAGTTATGTCCGTAGGCCGATTCTTGATAATAACGTCATCAATAAAATTGTGCATCCACGCAACCGGC